ATGTATTTCATAATATATAACAACTATGTTTATATTTAAGTATTTTTTTATAGATAAAATCAGGTGTTTCAACCGTTGAAAGGAATAATACTATTGCTCAAATAAATTTAAATATCCAGACTTACGGTATTTTTATCGGATTTTTGACGCCTCTTACTGCGCTTGGGCATATTTCCATCCGACTGCAACTCTTTTAAATCCGAAATGCTGATAGTACTGCTATCATTTAGATTTATTCCACTGTTGCTTTGCTGAGCTGATTCCTGAATATTTATTGTTTTTGTTTTTAAACCAGACAAAATGTCGGTAATATCACTTGGACCCCTCATTTCCGCGCGGGGTCCGGGACCTTGTCCGTGTCTTCCACTCTTCTCACCATCGGACGCTCCTGCAAAGTTCTCTCTTATATTAATACCGTCATTTTGTTTGGGATTAAAACTACTGCGCCCCATGCTAATATTTAAATCTGGTCTGTTGGAAAATCCATTATTGTTTCCTGGTCTACTTGAGGGTGGCATTGGGGCTCCAGGTCCTTGCGTTGCCATTGGTGGGGGAGGAGGACCGCTCATTGACACTTGGGGTTCAGGATTCATCATATTATTCATAAATCCAGAAAATCCTGGACTTTGTTGGCTCATAGAATTTACAGCGGCGGTTTGGAATTGACGCATTAAATCTGGGTTTTGTCTTAATATATCGTCCATTCCAGGCATCGCCGACTTAAACATGGTGTTTGTCATGTGAACCATCATTGCACTACCTCCGAGCTGAAATAATAACTTGAGTTCTGGCGCCATAGAAGCCTTGCTCTTATACTTTTCATATAATTCGCCAAACACATCGTCATAATCAGTCATATTCTCATTAACTTGTTCGCTCCAACCGTCCAATTTTACATCAAATGGGTCAAAACGGTTATTTAAAAACTCTATGCCGTTAATGCACGCCATTAACATATTTCCTTGAAATTTTACAGAGTTCTGCTTGGTTTTCTCTTCCATTATCATTTCATATTCACCTTGCATTTCCGCGAGAGGGGAATCCATGCTATATTTTTTTGTTAGATTTACACCCTTTTGCTCTAAAGCTTCCAATTTTCTTAGATATTTAAATTTCTCTCGCAATAACTCTTCCTTGCTCATTTGAGGGTGGTTAGACATTGGCTTATCTGGGTTAATGGGAACGTTGTTAAACTTTGTATAACCATCCCAGGTTTTTGCCTCATGGCCACCTTCTGCGGTGGCTTGCCCAATACCGGGAGCAGAATCACTAAACCTAACTCCAGACGGCCTGTCATCATAGTTTAATGATATGTTTTTGCTAAACATATCTGATTTTCCCTCAAATAAACTAGGTCCAGGGTCAACATCATCAACCAAATCATTCAACTCATTTTCTAAACTATTCAAGTCGTCAACGTTAATATCACTTGACTGGCGACCCCCAGAAGATTTTTTGTCGTTCATTAATAGTTCTAGACCTCCTCCAAAATTAGTAGATTTTAAAGAAGGACCATCGCTAAAATTTAATGAAGAAATATCTATAATTTCACTGTCCATTATGAATTAACTAGAACATATAATTTTAAGTAATACGAATAATAAATATATTTTTCATTTATGTCAATTTATTATTAATAAACCAAACACCTTGCAAAAAGGAATCTGACAAATCGTCTTTTTTTTTATGACTTTTAAAAAACCCGTCCCATTGCGTGTAATTTGAATTATTAGTGAGTGCTTCTAAACATATTTGTATTCCCAGTTTTTTTCTATCGCCGTAGCTACTTTTAGAAATGGAACTAGAATTGGAAGTATTTGTTGCGTCTTTAAGTTTATTAGACGCCGACACAAACTCTATAAATGTATTGCTATTCCGCATAATAAAATACTGAGCAATCATCCCCTGTATTGTTTTCATCCGATTGGCAATTGGGCTAATTTGATTTTCTATAACAACGTGCGTTAAACTATTTATATCTTCATTTAATATTGAATCCAGTTTGCTTTTAACATTTCTTCCAATAGTAATTAAATCAATTTTTGACGCATTTGTTGCGTCAATTGGTTCAAAACATTTTTCAAAGGCATAAGTATTTATCAAAGCTACAAGATCTGATTTTTTTATTGGGTCTTCATATTTAATGTTGTATTTTTCTGCTAATTCGTACAAGTTTTTTATTTTTTGTTTATTTAAAAATGCCGGTTTTAAATCCGACGTTGGAACCTGATATGGTTGTTTTTTACTATGCTTTAAACAGTAACATTTGCCGTTCTTTGAATATTTGGCCGGTTTGTTGCAAAAATTAAATTTTTCAATTTCGCAACATTTTGATTCATTTTCACTCCCTATATTTATTACATCCCATTTTACAATTTTATATTCATTGTTTCCGTCCGGTTTTTCAAATAAACAAAAGGCAAGATTTTTGATTCCAACGTCTATACTTAGAATTTTCATATTCTATTACACTAATAGAATATTAAAATGTCTTCATTTAAGTCTATATTTATAACCTTATTTTCTTTTATACATCTTTCTCGTCATTTTACATCTTTCTCGTCATTTTACATCTTTCTCGTTATTTTACATCTTTCTCGTCATTTTACATCTTTTGTTTTTTCTTTGTTTTTTAGTTTTCCTTCTCTTGTTCTTTTGTTTTAAGGATTTTCTTTTACCTCCAGAAAGATTAAAACTTATTATCTCGTTTTTAATATTTTGTGGCAATTTAATAAACCTTTTAAGGTTATTTTTAAATCTTGCATCGTCTTTTAATTTTAATCCAAGCGTTTTGCTTAATAAATCAACCGCGTATTCTATCCCATCTGGAGTTTTTATAACTAAGAATGCTCTTAATAATTGTTTTTCGCTTGCATTTAGTTTATTTAATAAAATAATGTATCCGCCAAATTCGGGTTTATAATTTGACGCATTAACTAATTGTTCGTAGGTCAATTGCGTTTCATCATTATTTCTTGTCATAAATGTTCCAATTGCATTAACTGTTTGAATAGCGTAATTTTGAGAATATCCCAGCCGTTTACTAGCCAAGTTATTATCCTTTTTATTTTGGTTTAATTGAGAATCAATGTATTCCATAAAAGCTGTGTGCTGTTTGCTAAATTCATCTAAATTGGTTTTTATCTCACTTTTTTCTATTTCGGCGTCTTCTTTTTTTTTTCTTTCGCACTCTGCTAAAAATTCTGGACTAATATCAGCCGACAATGGCGCGCCGGGGTCTTCAGGGCATTTTAATGGTGTTGTATTTTTGTGACTTCCCAAAAATGAAAATGAAAATGGCATTGGCATTATTTTTATATATTACGCAAATAAAATATAAAATATAAATCTTATGATGTGATGCGAATGTTTATTTGTTTGCTTGAAAATTCATAACGGGAGCAATCATTCTAGATTGCAATTGTTCTCTAGTTAAATAAGGCTGTTTTAAATTGCTGTTATTATAACCAAACCCTGGCGCATTTGTATCAAATGTTGATTTGAATGTATACGGGACATTTGAAGACGGTGTTGCGTTTGATTGAAAACTAGAAGGTAATCCAAGTTCTTCGCAAGCTCCGTAACTATTCATTTTCATAATTTCTGAAGCATTATTGGTTAAATATTGTCTATATTGCCAGCTGGTAGTAATATTTTCTTGTTGGCGAATTCTATCATTAACAACGGCTTCGGGTTGCCACGAAGCAAAATTTCTACCGTCTGCCATTATAGGAGGAAAATTAAAATGTATATTATTAGAACCACTATAACACGTTGCCCAAGACATAATATACTATGATGTGAGAAAATTATTCAGAATTTAGCATTTTAATAAGTGCGTTTTTTGTTATTTTAGAATTTTCATTAATTAAACCCTTTGCAGTTGCGACGCTTTTAAGTTTATTTAATGACATTTTCTTATAATCAAAGTGTTTTGATTCGTCTGGTTCTTCTAAATTAGAAATGTCAATACTCTTAATAAATTCAAAATTCTTTTTTTTCATTTCAGTCGTTGACCCCTGTTTATCTTCTCCGTCTTCCTCATTAATAGAGTTGTTGTCTGATTCAGAGCCATTTGACTCTTTATTTTCATCTACTTCATCTAATTCATCTAATTCATCTAATTCATCTAATTCATCTAATTCATCAAGTTCTTCAGAATTGTTATCATCGTCATTTTTGTCTATGGCATTTAAGAGCTCGGCAAAATTAATAACCTTTACTGCACCGGGTTCTTGACTTAGTTCAATTGTCTTCGGCTCATCATCGCTATCATCATCGCTATCATTATCATTATCACTATCACTATCACTATCAAGTTCTATAACACTATCGTCACTTTCACCGTCCGACACTGGTATTAAGTTATCATTTAAATTAATAGTTTCCGAAAAACCTCCGCCTAAATTGTGTTGAACATTGTGAGAAACAGCGTTTGAATAATCAACGACTTGAGACATCGTGCGCAATTGCCCTCTAATAAAAGTCATTTCTTCGGCCATACTTGTAACTAATCCAAACATGGATGAAATTTTGTGATTTTGTTCTTGAATGCGTTGCATTACAAATAACCCCACAATACCAACAAGCAATAAAGTTATTCCTAAAGATATTAAAAAAGGGACAGTTAATATGTCAGACAAAGCCATTGTTAGTAAAAGTTTATATATTTATATTTATGGGAGAACGAATAAAAACTTTATTTACTGCGAGTTTATGGTGTTATCAATAATTTCTCTTGGATAATTCATATCGTGCAACACTTTAATTCCACCGCGAATATTTGATATTCCTTTTTCTAATAAATAAGTATAACTAAAGTCTTCCCCGTTTTTTATAGTCTTCATGTGAATATTTTCTATAGAACTATTTTTGTCTAATTTTTTGCAGAGGTCAATAAAATGAGTAGTTAAAATACAATTTACATTTTTATGTTTTATTAAATAAGTCATAAATGCGTTAGCACTTAACACAGCTTCTTCTGGGTTCGTTCCAGAATATAGCTCGTCAAACACGCAAAAATGCGATTCTTTTTTATTATTTTGCTGAATAGAATCAATAATATCCTTGCATCTGCGAGCTTCAGCTTGAAATAAACTATCTCTTCCCGAAGTATCTGGGATGTTCAAATAACAATGAATATAAGAATACGGGTTTATAATTGCTTCTTCGTAAAACCCGCACCCAAATTGCTGTGTTATAATAACATTGATTAATGCTGTTTTTAGTGTAGTAGTTTTTCCTGAAGCATTTGGACCTGTAATAATTATATTTTTTTTGAATTTAAAAGAGTTTTTTATTGGTTTGGTGTTAATTAGAGCCGGATAATACGCCTTTTTAAATGTATTGGATTTTTTCTTGGATGTAAACTTTGCTAAACGTATGCGTCCGGATTTAATATTATCCGACAAGCCTTCTAAATTATCAATGTAGCCGTTAAACCCAAAGGAATAAAGAATAGCATCATTGTAATTTGGCTCGCTGTACAATTCGTAAAAACACTTTAGAACGTGTCCAAATTCTCCAATTTTATTATAAGAAAATTTATAAGGCGATATTTTTTCAAGTTCCTTTTTAAGTCCAATGAGAATTCCCATTTTTTCTTTTAAAACTGTGTTAAACTTTTCATAACTAGAAAGATTGGATGAATTTAATAAAAATTTGTGCATGGATTTCTCAGTTTCTTCTATATATCTTTTAATTTCGTTCAAATGAGAATGTATCTTCGTCATGTTGTCATTAAACCTCTTGCATGTTAATATATTCTGATAAAATGAGAAAACATAAAATGCGGCAGAGAGAAGAATGTAAAGTTTCTCATCCATTTTCACGCTATTAAATTTTGTAAATAGTTTTCCAATTGCGTGATTTGCCGCAATTGTTTTTAGAATTTCAAAATATTCATTCATGGTTATGCTAAGACCCTTGGCTTTGATTATAAAAAAGGGTATAATAAGTATTATAAAAGGCACACAAAGAGAAATGGCCGGGGCGGCCAAATTATACACGCTCATAATCTGCAAAAAATAGTCGGATTTATTCAAATATTCCCACATAGGCCAGTCAATATAATGGTAGCGCTCCTTAAAACCAGTGTCATTTTTAATTTCATCCCATATTTCCATTATACCACTTTCGGAAAAAGTAGAGCAAAACTTTTCTTCGGGATTTTCCCCACTTTTATCAAAAGTGGATAACATTTTTTGTGTGTCTTTTAAAAACTTTGTATCAGTTGTGTAAAAATTGGGTATTTGTTCTATGACTTTTTTTGCAAACCCAGTTTTTGGTTGAAATGCGTAATGATATAGCGGGTTGCAACCAGATTGGTCAACCGCTTTAATTAATTCTAAATCAGCTGTAATATTTTTATTAAGTTCCATTCGCTGTTCATTGTAAAAAATGGGCAATTTGAAATGGTCGTTTATTTTTTCTATATTTGATATTGACATGGTTATTATATCAAATGTAGAGTTATTTTATTATCGTTTTACGCAAATTCCACAATTTTTGTTTTGAAAAAGCCTTCTATATGGAGTAGACAAATTACCGAGACAGTGTGTCAAAACTAGCGGGCATTTCATTAATCTGCGTGGAGTAATACTGCTCAATCTCCTTCAACTTTGACATATCGCGTCTAGTAATCATATTAATTCCGACACCCTTGCGACCCCAACGACCACTGCGCCCAATGCGGTGCAAATACGTGTGAACATCCTTGGGGATGTCAAAGTTAATAACAACACTAACCTGCTGACTATCAATTCCGC